AGCTCACCTCTTTCAACCTGGCCATGGAAGTGCATGACGCACAGCTCGATGCCTGTACTGTAGCTGAATTGGAAAAGGCTATCGACTTCGTGGCGGCGATTATCAAAAACAAACAAGCACGAGCCATCGTGCAGCCCAAGCATGCAAAAGAAGAAATTGCCTGAAGGCAACAGACCTTTGTCACAAGAGGAGCTCAAGGCCTGGTGGCCCTTTGAGCGGCTGGACCCAAAGAGGTTCCCCAAGCAAACCAAGGCCACCGAACCTGATCCGTTAGCGGACATTGAAGAAGCACTTTTATAGGAGAGCCCCATGACAAAACCATATGCAAAAAGAACCCTGAAGGTGATGGAACACTTTCGCAAGCACCCTGACGCCTCTGTTTCAGAGGTAGCTGGGAAACACGGCATGGCCATGTCGCATGCCTACACACTTCGCAAGAAGGTCCGGGACAACGAGCCTGAGCCTTGGCAGCCGCCAGCGGTGGTGCCTGTGCCTGAGGTCTCCCGTCCAATCGTCAATCCAGAAATTACCATGGAAGAGGACAAGCCTGCGGCCAAGAAACTCTACGTCCCCATAAGCGCGGCGATGGTTGCCAAGAAGCTGGGCATCCCGCTTGAGATGTATGTCAAGGAGATGCGCAAGGTGGACCCTACTGCGTTTGAAGAAACAAACGACCTGACGCCAAATGAGGAGACGAACGTAGACACGGTCCTCGATTCGCGGGCCAAGGACTACGGCAAGTTCATCGAAGGCGCGGAGATCATGCAGATGCTCAAGCGCTTGGTGCACAACTACATCGAGGACCGCCAAACACCGTTGGCTTTTGATCAGCGCGAAGCCATCGACATGATCATCCACAAGCTGGGCCGCATCATCAACGGCAACCCTGACAAGGTGGACCACTGGGTGGACATTGCTGGCTACGCCAAGCTGGTGGCCGATCGTCTTGAGGGGAATGTGCGATGAGCAATACCCTCGGCGCTGCCTTAATCATATGGGTCGCCGCTGCGTGGCTGACCCACGTGGTGGTTTCCATCCAAACAGCGAAGTGGCTTTTGCTATTGGTCGGGGCCATCTTCTTCCCTGTGGGCTGTGTCCACGGCACGGGCATCTGGTTTGGGGTGTTCTGATGAACACCACGCGCATCAAACCAGAAGAAGCTCGGGCCATGGTCCTGGCTGCTTTGCGCGCGCACGACTACAAGGGCAAGACGTCAGAGCTGGCACAGTGGACGGGTCTGCCGTCTTCTGTTGTCCGCCGCGCTGGCTTGTATCTGTCGTCAAACTTGCAGTTGGATGCACAGCGGGTCTCTGAAACAGGCAAGGGGGAATACCTCTTTGCCCTGCGCCAGCTCGACCTGTTTGAAGACCAAAAACCTCCGGCCACGATATGGCAAAAGGTCAAGAGTTGGTTTCGTTAAAAAGGGCCCCTCGGGGCCCTTTTATTTTGCTTCGCCCCAGCTCGGGCCAGTCTCCACGTCACATCGGCTGGGTACTTCCATGCGCACAGCCTCTGCCATGATCCGCGCACCCTCAATCGCTTCCTCTCGACTGCGCACCGACAGGGCCACTTCGTCGTGCACCTGCAAGATAGGCGTCATCCCGGCCTTGGCAAGGGCCACCATGGCCGCTTTGGCCTGATCTGCGGCAGACCCCTGGATCAAACGGTTGAGGCCCTTGTAGGTGCCTGAGCGCTTGATACGCTGGCCATAGGCAATGATGGCTTGATCGTGCGGCAGGGCCTTGTTCACGCCCCACTCCATCGGCTCCCAAAGCGGGAAGCGGCACTTGCGGCCCAGGAGGGTGCGGATCGCACCGCCCGCTGCTGGATGGTCAATCCTTTTCATCACCGCGTTGACCGTGCCCTTGAGGAACGGGACGTTGTGGTGAAAGCGCGTGATCAGCTCGTCTGCTTCGTGCGCCGACAGGTCCAGCTGCGCGGCCAGCTTTCCTTTGCCCATGCCGTACATCAGGCCAAGGCCAATCGTCTTGGCGGCTTTGCGTTTGATCCCGGCCATGTCCGCCACCATCTGGTGGAAGTCGGTGTTGGGATCATTGTTGTAGGCGTCGACCATCTTGTCTGCGCCGGGCAGGCCCAGGAGGCTGGCGTAGTGGACCAGCAGGCGCGGTTCTTGGGACGAGAAGTCATTCGATGCCCACAGCTGCTCTTGCTCCGGCAGGAACAGGCCGCGCACCATCGGTCCGATGATCTCGTGCCGAGCTGGGACCTGCTGCAAGTTGGGGTTGGCCATGGACAGACGGCCTGTGACCGTGCCGCCGTCGTCTGAGCGCATCTGGTTGACGTGCGGATGGATGCGCCCTGTCTTGGCACTGAAGTCCATGTACGGCTGCAAGAAGGTACTGTGCGTCTTGTTGGCCTCACGCGCCTCAATGATCATCTTGGCCAGCGGGTGGTCGTGGTTGTCCAGGAACTGCTTGGTGAAGCTCGGTGCGCCCTGTTCGGTCTTGGCATACTGGATGCCGAGGCGGTCGAACGCCACAGCGATCGACTGTGCGCCCCAGATGTCAATCTTCACGCCCGCCTGCTCCTTCATCTCACGCAGCAGTTGGCTCTCGCGGGTGCGCATCTTGTCGATCAGCAGGCCACACTTGTCGCGGTCAAAGCGGATGCCGCGGCGGGTCATCTCCAGCAGCACAGGGAAGACGTCTGTCTCCATGGTGAAGATGGACTCCACCTCATCCTGCCGCATCTTAATCTTGAAGTGCTGCCAGAGCTTGAGCGTCAGCGCCGCGTCTTGCTCCGCGTACTCACCGACGTACATGGCTGGGAGCTTCCAGAGCTCTTTCTTAGGGTGGACGCCGAAGTCGGCAGCTGCCTGCTTGAGGCCTTGCTCCGATTTAATTTCTTGGAGGTAGTCGAAGCCAAGCGCATTGAGGCTGTACGAGAAACGGTTCTCGTCGAGGAGGGGTGCGGCGAGCATGGTGTCCACGATACGACCGTTGATGGTGAATCCACTTGCACCCAGCCACCCGGCGTCGTAGGCAGCGTTATGCATGACTTTGTCGGCGGGGGTGGCGAGGACGTCTTTGATCCATCGTTCCACCAAGCGTTTATCCAGATTGCCACCGCCAGCATGAGCAACAGGATAGTATCCGGACCACCCGTCCACAGCGATGGCATATCCCACAATATAACCGTCACCACGAGGCCACCCGGGACCAAAAGATTCCAAATTAGGGTCACAAGTTTCGAGGTCAATTGCTATCTCCTTGGCTGTGGATAAGTTGGGGAAGGTCTCCGGGGCGACCCACTCTGTTGGGGTCGGAAAAAGCGGCATGGTTCTCATAGAAGGAATCCTTTATCTTGAAACTTGGGCAGCACTAAGTGCAATGATTTCTTCGCTCGGGTAATGCCTACGTAGAAAAGGCGGTTCACGTCGTCCCCGTTCTTCTGCATGTCTTTGGCAAACTTTGTGGAAAGGTCCATGAGCAGCAAGACGTTGTCCGCCTCCCCGCCCTTGGCTCCGTGTATTGTGGATAACTTGATGCGGCCACCGTCCGAGAGCCGCGTTCCTTGACGCAGGACTGACACCAGATAGTCGCGCTTGTCGTGAGCAATCTTGCCCAGGGCCTCGTGCCACACTGGGGTGTCCAAGAGGCCATAGTTGGCCTGCAGCTGCTCCAGGGTGAACAGCTCGTTGCGATCGCCCTTGAAGGTCCGATGTCCGCGGGCCACGTAATCCGAATCGAGGTATCTGTAGACGTTGACCAGATCCTCGCCGCCCACTGGCTGGCCCTTGCGCAGCCGCTCCCAGGCCACCACGGCCTTCAGGATGGTTGGGCCAATGCTGGGTAGACCTGAGCGCTCAAACAGCAATCCCTTGCGCTTGAGCCACTCGCCCACGGGGTTGAGCAGGTAGTTGGTGCTGCCCAAGATGAGCCACTGGCCATCATCAATCGGCACGTCCTCGAAGCGGTAGTAGGTCATCACGCGGCCTTCAAAGTCGCGGGGCTTCCACTGCTTGGGTTGGCGCTGGCGGATACGGCGAACGACCTGGTTGGCCAACTCGTGCACGGTGCTCGGAACGCGGTACGACTGCTGTAGCACCTTGATCGTGCCTTGGAAGGACAAGAAGCTCTTGACGTCTGCCCCGGCCCAGGTGAATACTGCTTGATCGTCGTCTCCGGCGAGGAATACCCTTTGCGCTTTCGCAGCCAGTGCTTCCACCAGTTGCCACTGCAATCGCGATAAATCCTGCGCTTCGTCCACGATTAGAACCTCCAATGAGGGTAATCGCTCTGGTTGCTGCACGATCATCTCCAAGAGGTCGGTGAAGTCCAGCAGGTCCTTGCTGCGTTTGTAGTGGCGGTAGGTCCGCTCGACAAACTCAAAATGGAACCACTCGATGTCTAGGCCCGAGTCGTTGTAGTGCTGGCGCAGGTCCACGCCGCGGATACGTGCGAGGTTGATCTCGTTGAGGATGGGGTTGTCTGGCTTGGCCAGCTCTGTCTCTTCGTCAGAGCTCAGGGAGATCTCAATGCCAGCTTGCGCCGCGAACTCGCGGTAGTGCTCCGGCTGCATGATCAGATCAGGTTTGACGGCCAGGGCGTGGTACGCCAGGCTGTGCAAGGTCCTGAAATAGGGGAAGTCGGTCTTGGGGATGAGCTGCGGGAACTTCAGCGCTGCGCGGTCGCGCGCTTCGTTGGCAGCCTTTCTGGTGAAAGAAAAGTAGCCAATCCTTGCAGAGGAAACCCCTGCCTCCAGTTCCCGGTCGACGACGTTGAGCAAGTAGGTGGTCTTGCCTGACCCCGGAGGGCCGAAGACCTTTTCAATGCTCGGTGTCATGGTCCGTCACTCTATACAGATCGTTGGGCCAAACAAGGATCGGTGTATCGGGGCCGATGTATGCGCCCTCGATGTTGAACTCGATGAACTCACGGGCTTCTTCAAAGTCCATGCCGTCACGCGACATCAGGATGTTGCGAATGGTCTCGGCGTTGTAAACCAGCACTTCGGTGTGGCCCTTTTTGTGCCAGACCATGGCAGGGCCAATGATGGCCTCGTCGTATCCGTCCCACTTTTTCATGTCTGCATCTCAGGTAGTTGTGCGTGAGCTACCAGCGTGGTTGGCTGGCCAGGGATATTACGAAACACCACTACTGTGTGTGTTCCATCGGCGGTGTCAATGCCAATCGTGTACTCGGCCTTGGAGAACGCTGTGCGCTGACCTGCTTCTGTTCCTGCGGCATAGCCCTCTTGCCATGCCATAGATGAATGAGGCGGATGGTTAGCAAGCACGAGAGCGGCGAAGTGCTCAATATCGCCATGCAGGGTCAAGCCGTGGGCCTCGATCAATTCAAATACGTTCTTCAAAACGGACTCCCTTCTTTGCGTTGTGTCTGGGTATCAAACGGGGCTTCCTGTTTGCCAAAGCGCGGGATGCGCCAGCAGCGCACAGCACGGCCCTTGAGGAACAGGCTGATAGGCTCACCACCAATGTCGCGCAGGCGCTGGGCCATCTTGGGCGCGGTCAGCGATTTGAAGTTGTTGCGCAGCAGGTGCGCGTCGAGGTCCTTGATCCGGAAGTACGTGCGGGCCTCGTCCTCGTCTGTCCATGGGCGGCCCATGAGCATCTCTTCGCGGGCCAGGGCCTGTTGCATGTGGGTCGTGAATTCTTCGAGCAGGTCCATGAACCGTCCGACCACACTGGTGTCTTCCGATGCCTCGGTAATCTGCTCAGTCTCCACCATCTCCTTGAGCAGTGCGTTAAGCAGGTTCTCCCAGTCCTGCTTGCGCAGTGTGGGTGGCACGGTGTTGATCTTTTCAAGGCACGCCTTCTGGAATGCAGCCTGGTTGTAGAGCATCTCTGTTTCGAGCTCCACGCGCTTTCCGTTGACGTCCAGGAACCACAGTGGTGGGTCGCTGGCGTACTTGGACAAGCTGGCTATCTGAGCCGCATCAGGGGCGTGAGCCCCGATGCCGAACTTGCGTGAGCGGCACAGCCCGGAGTTGCAAAAACTGTTGAGAGGCGCGTCCTTGCACTTGTATTGATAATCCTTTTTGCCAGCCTGTTTGATGATGAGCTGGACCTCATTGTTGGGCAGCGGCGGGGCGACGTACTTGAGGTTGTACTCGACCATCTTGTCTTCCCATGAACCCGGGTGGGCACGTTTAAGATAGACCCCAATGTTGAATAGCCCATTATTGCGGGTGCCCTCCGGAAACCCTTGCGCACATAGAGCTTGTAGGCAAGGCGGGCCGTCTTTGATGGGACTCTCCGCTTGTTTAGGCGGCTCAGGGAAATTGAGTGGCGTGTCTTGGACGTTGGCAGCGTGAAGAGCATAGAACTCCTCAAGGGTCGCCGCAGAACCGTCGGCATTGAATGCATACCTTGTACCCGCGTCCCCGCCAAAGTACGGAAGGTTGAGGAAGTTGCCGGTGTCTCCTCGGTCCACGAGGATTTCTGCTTGCTTGGGGAATATTTCTCGTCCTGCTTCACCAAGGAGAGCAGCCGCGTTCTTGAGATAGGTTTGGAAGTCGCGAGCAGGCGCGGGAGTTTTTGTAAAAAGAAAGACATGTGCACCTCCTGATTTGCTGCGGCAGACGACGAGCGGCAGCTTCAATTGATGAATTTTTTCGACCAGGCCTTTGTGGTCGAGCGGATACTGGTCAATATCGATACAGCCCCAGATGCAAGTGTTGTCAGCCCGTATCGGAATAATGCCCAGGGACGGGTCAATCCCCGCAAAATGCTGGACCCATAGATCATCAGTAGGTGGCTTGCGAACCACCGTAGCTTGTCCCGCCTGCTTTCCATCGCCTCGCTCCGATTTGATTTTGTAGGTGCCATAAGCGATATCGAGGCCGCTAAATATGGCTTTGAATCTGGTGATGTCGGTCATACAACTCTCTATAGAAGGATGGGGGAGCCGTAGCTCCCCCACGGACTCAGAATGGTGCAGCGTTCGAGCCTACAGCGCCTTCTGCGTGCTCGTGCTTGACCTTGACGTCACCAGCGTTGATCTGCTGTGCGAAAGACTTGGCAGCCGTGTAGGCGTTCATGTCTTCCACTGGACCAACCTTTTCCACTTCCCAACCAAACCACTTGCCCTTGTCATTCGACTCGGCTTGTGATGTCAGGCGGTACAGGTGGCTGTACATGGGAGGAGTGAACGGGCCGTTCTTGCCCATCATCTTGGTGGACATCAACATGCTGTTCCACTTGCGTGACTTCTTCAGTTGTGTCGACTTCATCGTGATCAACGCAGGCTCTGGAATGCCGCTGTCGTTGATGACCATCACGTAGTGGTTGGCCGTGTTCTCGATGTAGTTGCCGTTGTCCAGATAGTCCTTGCTGTCGCCCGGTTCGCGGTGCGTGCGCGTGAGGATATCGGACGTTGCAGGGTAGACAGCGATTGGTGCGCCGCTGCCCGAGCCGCGTGGGGCCCACTCGATGTACTGGCGAACGTAGGCCACGGGGATGACCATGATGCCTGCTTTGCCATCATGCAATTCACCTGTAACAGTGTTCATGATCATGCCTGGCAGAGCGCCGTCAATCTCGCCCACCTCGGGGCTGGTGTTGGTCAACAGACGCAGGAACGGAAGCGCAAAGTCTTCCTGGCCCATGCCGTCGAAGCCACTGTTGGCATCGTCTTCAAATGCGTTGCCCAATGCAACTGCGTACTCTTTGTCTTCTTTGACTGCGACTTGGTTCTTGCTCATGATTGATTTCCTTTAGGCTGATTTAATGGTCGCTTTTTGGCCAATGAATACGCCAAAAAGTTCTGTTGGAAACGCGGTGCCGCGCTCCGTTTGCTCACGAACCCAGGCCTTAAGGGTCTGGGGCTCGATCTTCTGCGCCTGCTCCACAGGGTAGTTTTGCTCGCGCAGTTGATTCAAAAGTGACTCGCACAGCTTGTCCTCGTTGCGGCCAAACCGTACTGACACAGTGTTCTTGATGATGTCGTCGTAGCCGTTGTCACGCAGCCATTCGTAGGCCTGGGCCCTGTTCTCTTCCTTGATGGAGGCAGAGTAAAAAGGCTTGACAGTGATCTTGCTGCCGTCCGACATGGTGAATTCCTTCATGCCAAGCTCAGCCAGCATGTTGGGCAGTGTCTCTTCCTGCATCTTGCGCAATTGTTCCTGGCGCTCCTTGAGGACAGACTCGAATTCCTCGATCTCTTTTTCCAGCATCTTGGCGCGTTTGGCCAAAGCTGCAACAGAAGACAGGTCCTCATCCTTGACGGTGAGAGCACCTGCGTCCTCTTCAAACATGGAATTTAAATTACTCATCGATTTCTCCTTTCTGGGTGACGTCAATCTTGACGGGAAGATACAAGTGCTCGCGGCGATCCCACTTCAGCGCTGTGTAACGGCCATTGTTAAAAAACGCAGCAATCGAGCAGGCCAAGCCAATCGCTACGGGGTCCCCTGCAAGCAGCAGGAAATCGTTGTCGCTGAAATCGCGCAGCTTGTGTCGCAGGCTGCGGATTGTAGGCGACGTGCTGAACGCGATCTGGGTGTATGAAGGCAACAAGACCTTCATGTCACCAAACTTCATGGCAGGAGCCAGATCATGGTTCGGCATCTCTTGAACAACAAAAACTCGTGGCATATTTGCACTATCCTTTCTTTAACTGTGCGCTTAGTGTACACTACTTTCGAGGTTGTCAACAACCTTTTTCAAGAAAGAAAGAAAGCAATGGACTATTTTTTATCCCACTACCCCTTCAAGAACCAACCGTTCACTCACCAAGCGGCGTATCTTCAACGCTTTTGGGAGGAACCGGAAATTGCAGTGTTAGCAGAGATGGGCACGGGCAAGAGCTTCATGCTAATCAACAACGCTGCGATGCTCTATGACAAGGGCAGGATCAACTCGATGCTCATCGTAGCACCCAAGGGCGTGTATCGCAACTGGTACACCTCCGAGATCCCCAAGCACATGCCAGCGCACATCCCTCTGGCCATGGCGTGCTGGTCCCCTACGCCACGTAAGGCGGAGCAGGTAGCGATGGAAAAGATGTTGGCCAGCGTGGACAGCCTGCGGGTGCTGGTGATGAACATCGAAGCGTTCAGCACAGAGAAGGGCGCAACCTTTGCCCGCACCTTCCTGCGTGTGACCAACGCATTCATGGCCATTGACGAGAGCACGACGATCAAGACGCCCGGGGCCAAGCGCACCAAGAGCATCATCAAGGTCGGCAAGGAAGCGAAGTACCGCCGCATTGCTACTGGGTCGCCCGTCACCAAGAGCCCTCTGGACCTGTACAGCCAGTGCGAGTTCCTGGGCAACGACTGCTTGGGCTACCACAGCTTCTATGCCTTCCAAGCACGGTACGCGGTCCTCGTCGAACGCAAATTGCCCACCCACACATTCAAACAGATCGTCGGCTATCGGCACTTGGAGGAGCTGCAGAAAAAGCTCAACCGCTTTGCCTTTCGCGTGACCAAGGAAGAGTGCCTGGACCTGCCTGACAAGGTGTTCGTGCGCCGGGAGATTGAGCTCACGCCGGAGCAGAAGAAGTACTACGACCAGATGAAGCTCATGGCGCTGTCCATTTTGGAGGACGGCTCGATGATGACCACCAACAATGCGCTCACGCAGATCATGCGGCTGCAGCAGATTTGCTGTGGCCACGTCAAGCTCGACGACGGCAGGCAAGAGGACATCCCCAGCAACCGCGTCAACGAACTGCTTGCGCTGATCGAAGAGGTCGAGGGCAAGGTGATCATCTGGGCCAACTACCGCAGGGACATCGAAAACATCAAGCTGGCGCTGCAGGAAAAGCACGGCATGACATCGGTGGCTACGTACTTCGGGGACACAGAAGCCGAGGTCAGGCAGGAGATCGTGACCAACTTCCAAGACCCGGGCCACGATCTGCGGTTCTTTGTTGGCAATCCCCGCACAGGTGGCTACGGCCTCACACTCACCGCGGCCAAGACCGTGATCTACTACAGCAACAACTTTGACCTGGAGGTTCGCTTGCAGTCCGAGGACCGCGCTCACCGCATCGGCCAGACCAACAAGGTGACCTATGTCGACTTCATCAGCCCGGGGACCGTGGACGAGCACATCGTCAAGGCCTTGCGCAACAAGATCAACATCGCCAACGCAGTGCTCGGAGAAGAGCTCAAGGAATGGATCAAATAATGCAGCTCGTCCCGATCAGAAATAAGTTTGTCTACCCCAAGCTCAAGCGCCTGGACCTGCCCACGGGCCGCGTATATACGTTGGATGGCACGGACCCCGTTCCGAGCGTCACCACTATCCTGTCCAGCACCAAGGACAAAGCGCATCTGGATGACTGGGCCAACAGGGTTGGCCAGGACGAAGCCGAGCGCATCAAAAACGAGGCTGCGCTGGTGGGCACGCACATGCACTCAGTGGTGGAACGCCTGCTTTTGAACAGGCCTCTGGAGACACCGCGCACCTGGCTGCAGGTCAGGGGCTACCGCATGGGCTACACGTTGATTGAGAAGTTCTTTCCGCATGTGGACGAAGCGTGGGGCACGGAGATCCCGCTGATCTACACGGGCCGCTATGCGGGGACCTCGGACTTCATCGGTGTGTACAAGGGCAAGCCCTGCATTGTTGACTTCAAGCAGGCCAACAAGATGAAAAAACGTGCGTGGATCGAGGACTACTTTGTCCAGCTCGCTGCGTATGCTGTCGCACACAACCACCAGCACGGCACGACCATCAATCAGGGCGTGATTCTGATGGTGGCGCAGGACGGAGAAGTGCAGGAATTTGTCTCGGTCGGGCGTGAGTTTGATGGCTACTGCGACCAGTGGTGGCGCAGGGTTGTGGCGCACGAGAAAAAGGGCCCGGGGCCGGACCCGGGCCAAAGTACCGTCGGAGGTGGAGAGCCCCTGCCTGAGGCGTAGACGGCAACTGCAACTTATTTCTTCTTGGCCGCGCGCATGTTGTCGACCAAGTTGGGATAGGGGCGACCTGCGGCCTTGGCTGCTGCCTTGGCAGCGGTCTTCTTTGCAGGGGAGAGCTTCTTGGGTGCGCCCAGGTCCTTGGGACGGGCTTTGTCCCACACGGGTTTTTCTTTCATAGCATTACTCCAGGTTGCGAAGTTTGTAGATGACGGAGAGGTAGGTGGCCACCGCTTCGTCGATCAGGTTTTGAATGGCTGTGTCTGTCTTGGGGCAGCAGTCGTAGCGCATCTCGGTGATCTTATTCATCTCCCCCTCGAGCCACGTCGCAGTAGCCGCGATGCTTTTCTTACCCTTGGGGCCATCCAGATATGGAATCTCATCCATCAGGCCATGACGACCCTGGTAGGCCTCGGCAATGGCGTCTGCCCGGTCGATGATGTCGTCGTAGAACGAACCCAAAGCTACGTGAGCTGCGTAGCTTCCAGGGCCAGTCACCGCCAAGTGGCGTCGGTGAGCAAACTCACGACTGATGAACAGCGTGGCAATCAATTCTTCCATCATCGTGGGGCTCCTATTTGTTGTTGGCGCTGCTGCAGCATCTGGCTGATCGGATCATTGGGGAACAGCGTTGGGTACATCAGGCTCGACTGCGGTGCTGGCGCTGCTGCGGGCGGTGGGCCCATGCGCAGGTTTGGCATGCCGCGTGAAGGCGGTGCTGGAGGCAGCTGGCGCAACATGGATGCGGCGCTCTGGCGGACAGGAGGCTGGGCAGCTGCTGGCGCTGTTTCTTCCCGGGCCAAGTCAGATGCTTCGAGGGCCGTGATCCGTGCAGGGCCAGGAACGTACATCGTTGGGGAGATGCCGATGTTCTGCAGCATGCCTGCCAGCTTCTTGGCGTCTGCAGGTGTGCCCACCTTGGTGATCGATTTGGCGAACTCTGGGTCCTCCAATGCCTTGGTGAAGATGCGCTGATACAGCTGGTCCTCGATACTGCCTGTCAGGCGCAGCATGATGGCCAAAGCACCGGTACTGGGGTTGATACGACCCACGGCTGCTTCACGCATCGTGGTGGTCATGAACTGGATGCCGGAGCCGAACAGCTTCTTCATCGACTGATCCAGCGAATCAAACGCAGGGATCTGGCCAGTCACGTCAGCAAAGGCATTGACCCGGCGCTGCAGGTCAGCAAGCGTCTTCAGGTCGTTCAAGTGGGTAGTGTTCTTGAACAGGACGCTCAAAGACTTTTCGTTGTTCTTGAGGAACGACTCCAGTGCACCGCCGCCTTGTGCGCCACCTGTGGCCACGTCCCAGACCTGGCGACGCAGGGCTGCCAAGTTCTCAGGGTCCTTGCCTACTTGGTCCACCAGCACACGCATGGTGGCCGGATCGCGCAGCGCGGCGGTCAGGATTTGCTGGGGATCGGCATCGGGGCGGCTGGCCTTGGCCAGCAGGCTGTCGAGCTCGTTGTTGGTGGCGTCCACACGGCGGCGATCAATCTCAACCATGCGCTTGGCAAAGTCGTCGGCGTTGGCCACCTCATCGCGCAAGCGCTGCTGCACGGGGGCAGGCAGGGCCTCAACGATGTTCTTGTTGTTGTCCAAGATGCTCTTGATCTTTTTGGGGTCCACCAGGCCGTCCTGATTGACAGCGCCCTTAGTGCGCAGCCAATCGATTGCACCCTTGGTGAACATGTCATCCTTGATTGGATTGTTGCCCAGGGTGACGTCAAGCTGGCGCAGGTTCTCTGCTGTCTTGAATGCTGTGCGCATCAAGTCTTCGTTGGGCAGCAAGAACTCACGGCCCCCGGCCTTCTGTGAAGTCAGAAGCAAAGGCAGGCGCTTCTCGTAGCCCGCGTTGTAGTCATCGAGCACCATTTTCATGGCGTCGTACTCACGGCTGACCTTGGGCACAGAATTGAGGACCAGATTCTCGATGTCCTTGTAGCCAGCGTTGCCGCGATCCAAGCGCAGTTGAGCATCCGCGGCCCGCGTTCCACGGCCCGACATCAGTGAGCTGTTGAACGAGTTGACTGCATCGTGGCGCGCGCGTTGAGCAGCGGCCAACAGGTCCAGTGCTTCGGGGACGTTGATGTCGATGTTCGTGCCTTCGCGGGCAATCATCTCGGCATCGACCCTGATCTGCTCAGGGTTAACGTAGATGGGGCGGCCAGGAATGCCGGTGGCCACGGCCACTTCACCCTTGGCTCCGCCTTTGGCCTCGATGCCTGCCGCTTTTTGCAGGGTCATTTGACGGGCCAACTCATCTGCTGCTTTCTTCCCCTTGGTGCCTGAAGGCGCAACCAGTGCGCGCACGTTGGCCACTGTCTGCTCACGCAGTGCCTCGTCCAGGGGGTATCCGGCCAGCTGTTCATTCACGCGCTGCTGAATCAGGGATTCGGTGGCCTGCTTCAGTGCCTCTTGGCGTGCCCGGTCAGTGGCCTGCACCATGTTCTGCAGGATCTTGATTGGCTCGGGCATTGGCCCACCCTTGGCTCCCGTTGCGCGGGCCGGGGTGTACTTGGCCACTAAAGCACGGGCAGCCTGCTCGATGTCGTAAGCAGGGTACTCGGGCAAGGATTTGCCTGCGTTCTCGCCTTCGCGGTAGCGGGTATCGGCCAGCGTGCCATCAGGATTGACAGCGCGCTTCATGCCGAGGCGGGACAGGACCTTTTGGCGCATGCCAAAGTCTGCTTCCATGTCAGCCATCAGGACACCGCGCAGCTCGTTGTTGAGCATGTCGATGTTCTGTGGGCCGAGGCGCTCGGAAATCGCAGCGACCTCCGCGTCGGTCAGGTCTTTCTTCTGACGCAGCAGGCCCTCAAACAAGTTCTGGCGCTCTTGCTGAGCGGCCATGAACGCCTCTTCGATCGGCTTGCGTGCCTCAGGAGAGAACGAGTCAAACAGCGAAGACAAGCGCTGCTGGTTTTGATTGATACGAGCCTTGACAGACTCCAGCTCCTTGGGGCCCAGTTGCTCCAGCAGCTCTGCCTTGCGGCTGAGCAGGGGGCTGTACATGGTGCGCTCGGACACATCGAACATAAATCCTGCGTCCGCGATCCGCGGATCACCCAGCGCGGCCTCCAGCTGACGAAGCGCTTGTTGCGCTTCGGGGCTCTCGTTGATGGGGCCGAACACCTGCGCCAGCTTGCTTTCGGCGCGCTTGACCAGGACGTTGGGGATGATGTTGATCAGGGGCAGGCGGTAGCCCTTTGGCAGACCTGCGATGGCTTCTTTTTCGACTTGACCAAGGCCGCCTTGAGCGCCCTTGATCTTGTCCATGGTCCAACCAGCAGCTTTGACGCTGGGTAGGCTTGCGGCAGCCAAGGGCAGGCCCATGAATGCAGCGGCAGGCAGGAGGTCCTTGTACAAGTCTTTGTACGGATTGGACTCATCCATGTTCTCTTCGACGGCCTGGCGCAGGCCTTCGTAGCCCGCACCAAAAGCAATGTCAGTGGCCGCAGCAGCCATGGGGCTCTTCTGGGCGTATTGAATAGCGCTGTTGGCGATGGACTTGAGCACGCCTGCCCCGGGCTCAGCCACCTTGACCATCGGCGCGGTCTTAGCAGCGTAGGCCAGAATACCAGTGAACGGGAGCGTGCCGCCAACGCCTTCGCCCACGGCACGTGCATAGCGCTCGGTGGCATTGACAGGGGCGCGCTCGCCTCTGTTGAAGAACTTGGCCAGCGTGGCAACCTGATCCTCTTGCATGCCCAGGCCCTGGCCAATCTTCTTGGCCGCAAAGTCCGGCAGTGCGAACAGGGCGCTGTTGAACCCCCAGGAGAAGTTGTTGATCAAGCCCTGCGCTGTCTTGCCGTCGGGGGCAGGCATATCGGGGCCCGTGGCGCGCGGGTCGACAGGCCTGGTCCCTGCCTGTGCAGGAGCGCCCTCTGCGCGACCGACAACCTCACCGGTTGCCATGTCAATAACTTCTCCACGGGTATTGGTCAGCGTAGGCATTATTGGTTCAGAGCTCGCAGTTGAGTTGGATTGAATTGCTGAACTGTACCATTGGGCATGCGAACGTGGACCACGGCCCGCGGGTCTTGGAGCTTGCCGATCGTGCTGCCCAAGAAGGTGAACATTGTCTTCTGCTGGGTCGGGTCAGAAGGAATGACGAAGGGGTCATTCTTTGTGCCGATATTGGGCGTGTTCATGACGTAATCATTGCCCTCGTAGCCCAACTGCGTGAGTACCTGCTGGCGGCTATTGCGCAGCATGGCCTCCAGGCTGCCGAATTGCTTGGCCGCAATCTCTTTGTCCGCGAAGAACTTGGTTGGATCGGACACCCCTTTGGCGGTCTCACGTGCCCACTCTTGTTCCTGCACCGCGACACGGCCACCGTCGTTGGCCGAAGCGATGTTCTTCAAGATGGAGTTCATGCCAGTGCTGATGCGAGTAGAGGCATCGGCCACGTCGAAGTTTGGCCTGACCAAGCCGGTTGGGTCAACGGGAACCAGCAGGTTGTTGACCTTGTCCGCGAACCACGCTCCGGGGCCATAGGCACTGGTGTAGACGCTCTTGAGGTTATCCAGCGTGGACAGGCTGTTGTCCAGAGAGCGCAGCGTGTTGGTGAGCTTGATGCGTTCGCCCTTGTCTGTCTCGATCGAAGTTGGAGCCGGGCCGCGATTTTGAACAAACGGGTTGTCCGTATCGCGCAGCGTAAATCGGCTGCCAACAGCAGATTTAACGGTTGGGTCGTCGGCCACAATGCCAGTGCCCACAAACGAACCGTCCTTGGTCTTGACCACGCGCAGACCTGCTCCGCCGTCCTCGGTCACCTGGCCGCCCTTCTTGGCCTGCTCTTTGAGCAGCTCGTAGTCGCCCTTGAGCATCTGCAATTGAACGGACTGGGCGTACTTATCTTGCGCTTCCACATCGCCAATGGCCTGCTGGAGCGCAGCCATCTTGCCCTTGACACCGAGCTCGCGCTCTTGTGCAGCGATCGCAGCAAAGCCGCGGGGCAGACCAGAAGCAGCATCGGCCAGAGCCATTGCAAAGGTAGGCTTGCGGGTCCCGGCCAGTTTCAGGCCAGCTTCGGACAACAGCAACAGGGCGTTGATCTTGGCCGACTCCTTGTCGTCGCCCAGGATCTCTTTAAACAGGGGTTCGTACTCGGCCCGTGCCTCGCGGATGCGATCGACCTTGCTCTTTTCCTTGGTCGGTTCCTTGATGGCATCGGCCACGCCAGTATCCTTTTGACGCTTGTCAAAGGCACTCAGCTTCTCGGTGATAAATGCGCCCAGGTCGTCTGTTGCAGGGGTAGGCTCGGTCGCAGCGGCAGCCGCAGTTGCAGCCGAGGGCTCCACAGGAGGGCGTACCGCAGGAATTGGCGTGGCGGGCTGACCAGGACGCTGCTGCGTCATGGTGCTCATGTCCATTTTTATGGTAGTCGGAAGCTGGCCTGCAGCAATCAATTCTTCCCGAGTGTCTCGAGGAATCTGGTCCATCATGGAACTGCCGCCGGAGCCAGGGGCCCCGCCTTTGGGCGCTGCAGCGATACCCAGTGCGCCAGCAACGGGCAGCGCCATCTGCGCGGCGCGAGGATATTGCTCCGCGAGCCGCGTCACGCCTTCCCTGATGCCCTGTGTAAAGGTAGGCTGCAGCAAATCTCCGCCGCGAGCTATTTGCTCAGCGGTGTACCTGCCGCCCGGACCACGGACATTTTCCAGATAGGGCTGGGAGATGCCTTGGGGCGTCATGAACATGCGGCCCAAAGCTGCGTTGGCAGCAGAGCCGTATTGACTGGCCTTGTCACCCAAGAACTGCGCAGCGCGCGTCGCGGGGTTGATAAACGCACCAACGGCGGCATACATCGGAGGCATGCCGTCGGGCGTGGGCGGAGCTTCTACTTCGCCGCCGTATGCAAAACCTTGCGGGGCCTCAGCCCCCTGGGAAAAAGGGGGTGCACTCTCCATGCCCTGAGGCATGGGGATACCACCCTGAGGCATGGCCGGAGCTGGTTGAGGGGCACCCATCTGATCAGGTGGAAGCATGCCTGCGCCAGGAGGCATCATCTCTTGGCCTTGGGGCAACGCGCCGATACCGCCCTGCTGGGCACCCATTTGGCCCATCAGCATGGCCAGCACTTCTGGCGGTGTCTCCATGGCGGCTTCTTCGCCAACCATCTGGGCCAGCTCCATGTAGCGGGCATCCACCGAACGCATATCCCCGCGCAGGGTGTTCATCAGAATTTCAGGGTTCTGAGGCGTGCGCGCCATTGGGGGCATTTCCTCCATGTCAGCGTTCTCGTCCTGGTCTTCCATTTCATCCAGATCAAACCCGGACATGATGCCCGAGTTTTTAGACTCCTTGGACAAGGGCATCGCGAACATGGCCCGCTTGAGGATTTCTTCTTTCATGTTTCTTCCTTAAAGAACGCCTGCCCGAGATCCGGCAGCTGCCGCGCTCACCCCGGCTATGCCCAAGCCTGCGATCTGCTGGAATGGGCTTGGAGCTGCTTGTTGTTGCTGCGAAATGGACATCTGCGTAGAAGGCGCGCCCCTGTAAATGTCGGAGATGAACGCCAGACGCTGCTGCGGAGCCAAGGCCTCTTGTGCCCGAGTGGTGCGAAGCGCATCAATCTCTGCTTGGCTCTGACGTTGCTGCTGTGCGCCGAGGTTGTACAAGAAGTTGACGTCCTGTTGGCCCATGGCCTGGGCCTGCTGGCCAAGACCAGCCTGCTGTACACCAATGTTGCCCATCTGTGTGCCCAGGCTTCCAAGACCCTGTGCCATGTTTTGGCCAATACCAAACTGTTGACCAGCAAGACTGCCGATGCCTTGTCCAATGTTTGCCAGCTGGCCGTATGCTCCAAGACCTGCCTGCTGCTGTTGCTGCGCCGTGGACAGCGCTTGTCCATAGCCGCCTTGCAAAGCCTGAGCAATTGCCTGGTTCTGTGTCTGCATCAGGTTGCGGTTCAGCTCTTGCTGAGCAACTGCTTGGCGAGATCCACCAAAAGCGCCCGAGCGAACAGCCTGAGCATTCAAGCCCTGCTGCTGGATCTGTCCCTGACGATTCATCTCCTGCAGTTGCTGCCCCAGTGCCAGATTAAGGAAGGGGTTCATGTACTGTTGGATCTGCTGCTGGCCAATCGGATTGGCGTTTTGCATGATGCCTGCTGCGGCAAGATCGGTGGCGCGCTGCGCTGCCTGAAACTGACCGCGAGTGTCCGCACCACGCAACACATCGGCAGCTTCTCCGAGCGTGCTCGCACCCCTGCCTACGGAGGTAGCACCACTTTGCAAGTAAGGAGCATATGCTCCAATTCCTGCACGGCCCGCAGCTATCGCGTCCAGTTGGTTGCGATCCATGCCCGCGACTTGGTACGCGGGCAAGGTGGCGGGGCCAAGGGACTGCGCTGACTGCATCAGCGCAAGACGCAGGTCCTCAATGGGTTTTGCTTCGCGGGATACGGTTTCCTGAACTGTTGACATTGTTTATCCCCTGGATGCGTTGCGCTCGAGTTGATGCATTAACTCGTACATTTTTTTGGCTCCGGCTCTCCGGCTGCCTTTGCCTGCGCCACGGACCGCCTTGGCTGTCATGACGAACTCTCCGTCAGAGAGCATGGCAGGGATTGAATCGGACTTTTCGGTCCCCGGGCCGCTGATTTGTCCTGTACGGCGAGGATACCCGCCCTGGGCCAAAGAAGCAATACCGGCCATGGGGTAACTCACTCCGCCACCATCGGCAAATCGACGGGGCTGCAGCGCGTTGGCATACATCGAAGGGGTGTTGTATGGCTGCAGGATCTGCGGCGAAAGGCCCATTACCCCAGCTCCGGGGTTGTACATAGGAGGTGCTTGGAAGGGGGAGGGGCCCATGCCAAAAGAAGTCTCTTCGCCCATCGAGCGTGAAGGCACGCGGACATCGGCCATGGTGGCGGACGGCGACCAGGACGTGGATCCGGTAATCCTTCCACGTTCGTCGTAACTCACCCCGGGCAGGCCCTGTACGTAGAACAGGTCGGGGCGATCTTCAATCTTTACACGGTCCTTGTCACGATCCAACAAGGCTTGGGCCGTGGGCGACAGCTCTGGCTGCTTGGTTTGAAAGCCTCCGGTCAGGCCCATGATACCCAAGCCTGCTCCGACTGCGGGGCCGTAGGTACCAACCACTCCCGGCATCGCTGCCTTAAACGCGGACTGGTATGCCGCCTCTTTCATAGCGGGAGTGGCATCTGGAACGCGGGCCATGAGTTTTGTAATGGCGTCCGATCCCGCTTGCTGTGCTCCAGGAATTGCCTGCTCTCGAATGCCAGAAGGAGAAATGTTTTGTTTAGCCCAGTTCAGGCTCCGGTCCATAAAGGAGTCCGCAGGAGGAGGTGGAGGCGCTTTAGCCAAAGCTCCTGGCGCTGCCGTTGCGTCCAGCGCAGTTGGGGCAGCTGCAGGAGCTGCCGTCGGAGCGGCGGGAGAGTCAAAAAGATTCTGCCCGGTCTGTGACAAATTGGGCCCGTCGACGATTGGGCCACCAACAGTGACGTCAGCCCCCGGCACAGGGGCTTGACCTACTGCACCTGCCCCAGGCACTGGCGCAGGGCCACCCACAACAGGGGCGGCACCTATGCCGGTGACGCCTTTAAAAGTTTCAACCTGCCGTTGAAGTGCTTGAGTAGGAGTCAGACCTGCGGTGGAAGCGCTACCTGCCTGGAAAGCACCTGCGCCGCCTGCAACAGCTGCGCCCGCGCCAGCGGTCAGGCCTCCGATTGCACCTGCTTTCAAAGCATCCCGCAGGTTGCCTCCGCCCAGGAGCGTGGAACCCGCGGAGCCTACAAAACCACTGACCGCGGCCACGCCTGCTGCGGAGGTGGCCCCCAGCAGGCTTGCTGCCGCTGGGCCAAGGAAGAAGCCCAGGGCCACGGTCGTAATAACTTTGCCCACGGTGCTGTTGGCAAATTTCTTGACTGCCTTGGCAATTTTCTTAAAGGCCTTTTTGAAGAACTCAGGCAGGCCAGTGTCTGGGTTGATGGTGCCCGAGCCTCCGCGACGCTTGAGCATCCGGGCTTCGGCAGGAGTAATGTGCGCCAGCATGGTGTCGCCATTACGACCATAACTGGCAATTGCTTTGGCGATCGGCTTGAGCTCGGCAATACCACCCTTAGCAAAGGCCTGCACCCCGGCAGGCTCTGCAATCAGCTGGTCCACGGCCATGTTCAAGGCAGAGAAGAAGTAAGGGTCAAACTGCTCAGGCAGCAGCTCCTCTTCCAAGCCCTGGTCCACGTACCGCTGGCGAATCTGCTCGTACTGCTCTGGGTTGGCCAGGATCTCATCAACTACATTGTTCAGCGATTCCAGCTCTTCGGGGGAAATATCCGCTTCCTGGAGCTCTTGCGTGAACTCGGCCACCGCCTGAGGATCTATCTGAGATGCCCCTGCCAGCATTTCGTTGGAAAATTCCTGAGGGGAAATCTGCTGACGCATCTGGTCATAGACTGCCATGTCCTCTGGGGACAGGGCCGCGGCTGATGCGCCCATTTGTTCATTTACCATGGTTTTTCCTTACGCTGTGGCCAGCAGGTATGTATTGTTGAAATCGTATCATGTGGGGCTCTTATAGGCAATCAGCGGCTGACCTCTTCCCAGTCCACAGAACCGAGAACCTGATCGCCGTTGGATGAGGCCGTGCAAACCAGTGAAATCTCAAATGGGGTGGGGACGAATGGGTCGCGCTCAAGCTGGGTGGTGAACAGCGCCTCTTTAAGAATGTCCACGCTGCTGGAGCCTTGGTTAGAGCCTTGGAAAAAGCCTGTCGCCAGAATTCGACCAGTACCCACAGTGAATGCGGTCCCGGTGATGTTGTACTCCACCGCCGAGTTCGTGCCTGCGCTCACCCAAGTGCCGCCGGTAGTGGTGCCCGAGGCAACCACGGACCACTGATAGTTTGCGTTGTTGGTAACCCCCAAGATGGATATGGCCGTCAGGATGACGATTGCGTCCAACCGGGTAGCTTTTAGGCGGAATGATGCGACGGGGTACAACGTCCCGGCAGTGGTCAGCGTTTTGGGGGTTGTGACAGGGGTGCCCGCAGTCAGTTGAGCGCCGCGCAGTTCGTAGCCGCCCTCGGAAATTACCGTCGAGCAGACCTGCTTAAGGGTACTGGCCCCGGAAGTGGCTGCCGTATTGGTCATTTCGTACCGCAGGGGCAGGGAGGCGGTGGTGATATAGGTGGTATTGACGAGGTTGGCGTGGTCAAAGTTGTGGCACGGCACAAACGCCCCGTTGATGATGAACCCGGTACGCACCGTACCAAGACCCAACCACTCAATGTCCATGTACAGAATCTGCGCCTTGGAAGAATCCAGCGTCAGGCCCGATGGCCCAGTGCCGTCCATGGGGTCTTGGTTCCAGTTAGCCTGCGCCACACGGGTATTGACCACCGAGCCCGTCACGCTGCTGCGCTCGACCATGTAGTTGATTGTGCCGTCACGCTCAAAGTAAATGCCGTTGGCAGCGCCGTAGTAGCCCGCACGCTGGCGCAGGTTGGCCTTGGCCGTGCCAAACACAAAGGTGTTCATCACCAACAGACTTTTACCCGGCTGGTACGAAAAGACTTTGATGGTCTCGCGGATGATCTGATCGCCACTGGCCGAGCCCACAGTCAGGTTGACCAAGCCCTCATCTGCGCTGAACGTGGCTGCTGCAGTGCCGGTGATGCTGTTGGCCCACAGGTTGTTGTCCGCATAGCGGTGGGAGGAATCGAACAGGGTCAAGGGGTTGCTGACCCGCAGTCGGTTAAACGCATCGACGTTCGTACCGCCAATTGATACCGGGATTGTTTCCATAGAAGCCACCAGTTGACCCAGAATGTTGTCGAGTCGGTTGAAGTACAGACGCAGCACATCGCTGTGCTGGTCGTGAAACTGCTTGTCGTACTGCAGCGGTGCGGAAGGCAGGCGCGGCGCTGTGACCCGGTTCAACTCAAACTGAGAAGTGACGATCAGGGTCATGCTTATCTCCGGCCATCCGGCTTGATGTCAAGCGAAGGCACACCCAGTTGCCACTGCACACCTAAGCCCTCCGAGCTGATACGGAAGGCCATCTGACGGCCCCGAACTCGGACGTACACAATTTGGGTGAACTGCTGCACCGTGTAGTTACGCTGGTCCTGGTAGTTCTGCGTGCTGACCACCTCGGGAGACGATGCCACACCATAATTTGAACCAGGGTTTTGGCGTGGCTTGAGCGTCATAGTCACTTCTGGCGTGTTGACCGTTGAGCCGTCAAACGTAACGTCTGGGATCATCCGCCACACAAAACCATAGTTGTGCCCATCCCCGATGTTTATGTCGGCAGACTGGCAGAAGGAAGAGATTGGGCTTGGCGGGGTTGTTGTCCCGTCGTCAACGCCGTCTTCGTGATAAATCAACTGGCCGTTGTATCCTGCGGCAACAGGGTGCTCGCGCAGTGGGGTATCCAACCAAGCGGTGCGTGAAAGATTTCCGTAAGACCAGATTTTTTCCAAGTGGTTGTAGATGACGTAGCGGTCAACCACCGTGGAGTTGGCCGAACAATAGAACCACCAAATTTCGTTGTAGCCTTCGTTGGTGCCTGCAAAGAATTGGTACTGCTGCTGCAGATTGATGTCGCCAAAGATGTACTGGCGCAGTGGGCAGTACAACGTCTCCACCCGGCCGGAGTACATGTAGAACTTGTCGTAGCCCATCCAGTACACCACGTTGGATGCTGTTGCAGTGGCATTAGGCCCGGCAATCGACGTGTTTTCGCCCAGGATTTGGAAGCCCCAAACGAACGGAGGTCCGAGGTACTGCATGGAATACACCCCAGCGTCGGTCCAAACCAAAATCTCTTGACGAGTCTGCTGGTGTGCCACGATGGACGAGCCTGTGCTTAGGCGGAAACTACCTGCCTGATTCGTCGCTGACGGGGACCACAGGGCATAGTTTTCCTGATCAGACCACCGAATAAGCAAGGGGTCTTGTACGGCCGAGCCATAGTCGTTACAGCCAAAAGCAATTACAAAACGTGAGGCGTCAGATATGGCCACTGCATTGGCAATGGTAGGGCAATCGGTATCGGTGGTGTAGGGCGCAGGGCTCGTGGGAGACAGCAGCTCGGCACGGTTATAGATCAGGGGGTTGGCGCTGTTTACTTTCCACAAATACAGGCCGCCCCCTCGGGGGTTCAGCACCAAGTCTTCGCCGTAGTTGTCCTGAGTCCACAGGCGGATTTGATTGGCAAACCCACTGGCCGCCGATTCACCCCAGCCTGTCGGAGCAGCAAACCCGGTCACACCGCCCCAGCCGCCTGCACTCCACCCTGTGGCTACTGAAAAGATTTCAGGGCCGATCGGGATTTGATAAGCAAAAGTGGCGGAGCCTGTGGTGCCCGAGGATGTTGCGGGCGACGAAACAACGATGGTGTAGGTGTTGACGTTTAGCGCAGTCACCCGAAACTCTTTATTCAGCGCGGTTGCAGGGATGCCGTTGATCGCCCCGGCCACGCCTGAGATGGTTACAAAGTCACCTGTGACAGCGCCATGGCTTGTGTCGTTTACCGTAACCGTGGTAGAGCCGTTGACCGTGGTGAATGCGTTGGAAGCCACGGTGGCCGTATCGCGGAGCGGGGTGATGTCGTAAAAAACGCCGTCAACCGAAGATTGGATGTAGTATTTCAGGTTGGTGCCTACGCCCATCAGGTTATACCCGGCCAGCGTGACCCAGTTCCACAGGGACCGCGCCACGCCCCAGTACGACCCTGTCGGTGGCAGCAGCCCGGTCAGAGGTGCACCAATGTCTCTTGTCCAACCGCCCAGCTTCTCGGGGTAACCCGAGCGAAAGCGCACCTTGTCCATCTCGAACCAAGTGCCTTCATTGGCCAGTGTCGTCGATTCTCGGTTTACACCGGGGCGCAGTTGCAGTTTCTGTAAGGGCATCGTTTACCTCAGTTTTTTGGCATTTTCGCACTTAACTCAGGAACAGCGCAATCTCTGCCTCACGGCGCTTGACCAGACCCGGCAAGACTTTCCCACCACCCTTGGTCCAAGCGCGGAACGCTTCGGCTGCGCCCTCCCAATCACCTCGGTTGGCTTTCATGCGGATGGTGCTGCGTTGGAGGTTGCCTAACCCGAAATTGAAGGATATAGAGACCAGAGCGTCAAAGCTGCCTTGACGGCCAACACAGCCGGGAACAAGTCGTAGAACACCGCGTTCAAAAGTTGCGACATCCTCACGGAATAATTGGTCGATCTCTGCTTTCGTCCAGACACGGTTGTCCTCCGGTTTCAAAGGCATCTCTTTGCGAATCATGGGGATGGTCTTGCCCTCCACGCGCACCACAGGCAGCCTGATCTGTTCTTGGTACAGGACGTGGCCGTAGCCAATCGTCCAGATGTGGGCTGGGCACAGATATGGCCGAGAGCGAAAGCCCTCGTACTTGTGCATCAGGTCTTCGCCCGCCTTGCTCAGTTTCACTTCTTGCTCCAAGTCCTAGACCCAAACCAAAATCCCAAAATTCCTCCCAGCATGGCCATTTCGTCGGAACTGAAGATCAGGTCGGAGTAGCGAACCACATCGTCGATGCTGGTGATGAGCGTTGGATGCTGCCACAGGTAGACGCACATGAACCCGTTGATAAGCAGCAACTCGATCACGAAGATGTAGGTCACTGTGGGGCGCACTGTGCCCACGTAGTTGGAAACCCATACAGAGGCTTTATCCAGCACCTTGGCGTCATGCTCCAGCGCTGCTTCAGTCATCTGCGCTTCGGTCTGCATTGCCACCTGCTCGGTGCGGATTTCCTCGATCTTAGCCTGCGCGGCAAAGCCAGCAGCTGCCAGTTGAAGTTCCCGCTCGGTCTGCATCTGGGCCAGAGCCAGCTCGTGCTTCTGGTCAGCTTTGTTCTGGAAGTACTCCAGCAGTTTGGGCAGGCCGGAAATCAGCAGACCCCCGAGAGTTGAAATAAGTGAAAGCATCAATTACCCCTTTTGGTTAGCATTGCGCTGGCGATCTCCAGCATGAATTTTACTTGTTGGAGGTCTTGCGGGGGCTCTGTCCAGCCCACCGTGATCTGCCCAACAAACCTGTAGCTATCCGGTGGAACGCTCACCCGGCAGGTGTATGCCACACCCTTTTCCAAGTACCACAAGCCAACTTCAGACTGCGCGTAGCGGTATTCCCCGCAAGGAATTTCATTGGTCATAAGCCTGACCACATCCGAGTTGTTGGATGCGTTCTGGCTGAACAGACCCACGTCGATGTCTTCAATACTCTTGTCCCTGCCATCCTTGGTATATGCCCTGTACAGCACCCGGCTGTTGAACAGCGGGTTGACTTTGAACACCGCGACAACTGTGGCCCCAGTTTTCTTCATCAGCATCGAGCCTACATCATCTGCCCTTGAGGTGTTGATCTCGGGCAGCTTCTGGGATTCCTTGTAGGCATCCCTCACAAACTCTTGGTTTTCCCACAGAAAATACCCTGCAAAGGCCACAATGCCCATGATGAGGATGGCAAAAAGTTTAAACGGCGAGTCCACATACCCGAGCACCTTGTCGAGCGTGGTGTTGGCGTTTAGCTTCTCGTCGCTCATCGCAGGTGCAGCATGTACAAGATGATGCCGTAGACCAGCAGTGCAGCCAAGACCAGAGACGCTACGCCAAGGGCAATGTACTCAACAAGCTGCGCAAGTTGTTCTTTGCGCCTGAGTGCTTCACGCTCTGCCTCCTCCTTGGCCTCCCTGCGCTGCCTTGCCGCTTGCGCTTGGAACTTTTGCCAATCGGTCCACATGCCCGGTCTGCCAGCGTAGACCATACGTTCACGCAGTTCTTCTTCCTGTTGGCGCATCTGTTCCAGCGCCATGAATTCTTCAAGGTCAGAGCCGCCGCCCTTCTTGGTAGCGGACTCCTGAATCTTTGCCTTGTTGTCGAAGTAGTCAAAGACCCGAGAGCCGAGCTGGTGCAGTTCTTTGCCGTTGGCCAGTGCGCCTTTTATTACTGCGAAGGCTGCATTCGCTGCCGCGATTTCGGCCAACATAGGTGTGTTTACTCTGGTTGCGGATCAGCGGGTAATGGCTCGTTGCCCTCGGCCAGCCATTTCAGGTACTTTTGATAGTCCGTGTTGGCGGGGTCGAAGGGGATGCCAAGAATTGTGCCGTTGTCTTGAAGCTTGTTAACACCCACTTCTTGCCCAAAGTAATTTTTTGCAATTTTGTAAGTCATCTTATAGCTCCGCACTCACAGTGATTTTCCCGGTAGAGGGCTGCACAATTATTGTTGCGAACCCTGAAGCACCACTCCCGCCAATTACCAAATCAACATTGAACATTCTGGTTGAGCTGTAGTTTGTAATCCCTCCAGTACAGGTCACTGTCGCGCCCCCATTAAAAAACTGAACGGCGTTTGAAACGGTAACACTTGGTCCGACTCTCATTTCCACAGGATGCACTCCATTTGCTCTGGCAATGGTATTAGCGCCAAGTCCTGTCCCCGCAATTGATGGGTTTTCGTAATAATACCGCTGACACATCATCAACTCACGCCCGTAGTCCCTGCGCTCAAACGGCGTGGCGACAGAGCCTGCTTCCAGTTGGACGCCTGTGACGTAGAAGGTGGCTCCGTTCGTGCCGACTACAGAGACAGAGCCTGTGGCCTGCCAAACATCAGCTGTTCCCCAAGCTCCTGCAGTTGCACTATTTGTTGCGCCTGCTCCAATACTGAACGCCACATTGACACCAATGCCGTTGTTTGTGAGCCAAGTCCCTGTTGTGTCGCCGGGAACTGTAATTGTTTTTTGCTCCCAAGTGTTCGCCGCAGAAATTGCGTAGGCAAACGGGTAGTTTCTGTTACCCGCACTGTTCTTCAACACGCCCCCAAAAGAACCCGTCAGTGAACTACGCACCCAAAAAGATAGCGTTACGCTTTGCGCTCCGGCAGCACCCCAACCTAAGTCTGCAGAGTTAAAACCCTCAATTGGCTGATAAAGCGCAAACACATCAGTGGATGTAACTGAATAAGCAGACAGGGACGTTGCGCCCAAATAATTTGTAAAACCTGCCGGAGGGGTTACGGAACCTGCGTTTTGTTGCACCGAAAATCTTGATGCGTTTGTTTGCACAGCACGCCAACGATCAAGGGTATAATCAAAGTTTGCAGGCGTCACACTCGCCCCAGCATTCCTCTGGTCAATCCGCATGTCGCCGTTGATGATGCGGTTGCGAAAGCCCTGCAAGCTGTCCGCTGTAGGGGTCATGCCGTTAATCTGGGCGGTGTTACCCCCAGTGGCGTTGGTGATGGTGTTGACTGCAAGTGTGCTCATGGTTGTGTTCCTTTCAAAGCTGCAATCTCCGCGCCTTGTGCGTCAACTCGGGCGGTCAAAGCGGTGATGATGGCTTGCTGTTCTTGGATGCACTTCATCAGCGCGTACTGGAGATCAGTCTGATAGATTGCCTTCAAAGGAATCCCATCTTCAGGTGTATTGCCAAACCCCGAAGGATCAATAAGCTCTGGCGCAGCAGACTCTACATCTTGGGCGATCACACCCAGAGTGCGCTGTTCTCCATTATTTTCATCCTTGTAGTTAAACAACTTGACCGGAATTGCACAAATTTTTTCAATGTAACTTCCAGCCAACTCTATATTCTTTTTGATGCGCCCATCTGAAAGGTTTGTATCGTTGGCTTGGTAATTTGCAATACCTCCATCAACCCTCAAAACAACTCGGATGTTGTTTGTTGAGCCAAAGTCCGAATAGCAGGTGACAATGCCATCTCCAGCAGTAGTAGACGGCCTGTAAACGGTGATTCGACCGTTATCTGTAGTCGTCCCCACCAGCAAGTTGCCACCGGAGGCGATGCGGGCGCGTTCTGTGCCACCACACTGCCAAACGTGTTGTGCGTCAGCAAAAACTCCTGCGTTATAAATAACACCGTTGTCGGATGTGCCAGCGCTTTGGAAAGTGCTAACTGCCAAGCCTCGACCTGCGACATTTGAAAATCGTGCCTGCAAACTATCAACTGCTCCAGCCACTCTCAAACGAGCGTCAGGCGAACTTGTCCCAATACCTACGTTGCCTGCGCTATCAATTCTCATAGCCTCCACGCCGCCCTCTGCAAAGGCAATCGTGTCAGCAGCAGGGAAGAAGATGCCTGTGTTGGTATCACCTGAAGTGGTGATTGCAGGAGCGGCAGCAGAACCCGCAGGTACTACGTTAACCGCACCCGAAGTGTTTAGCGTCCCGCTTGCATCTGGCAAATCCAGTGTTCGGTTGGTGTTGCTGTTTGGGCTGGCGATGGTGAACGTGCCTGTCCCAGATGCGTTGCCGGATAAGGCTACTTGGCTCATTTTTGTGCTCCTTCCAGTGCTTCAACTCGGGCGGTCA